ACCGCCTGGAAGCCAGACGTGAGCCAGGTCTTCCGCGATCCCAAGGCGATGCTGCGCTGGCTGGCGTGGCCGGTAAAGACGCCCACGAGCGACAGCATGCGCTCGTGGATTGCCAGCCTGGAAGCGGCCGACGCTGAACGCGAGGCCGGCGCTGCAGGGCCAGCGCGGGAGGAGGTGCTCGCCACCGGCTTTGGGCCCGAGTGCCACCTCGACGAGACCGACCCCAACCACAACACACGCACCATCATCTGAAATGAGCCGCGACTGCGACCCCACCGAACAGCAAGCCCGCCAGGAACAACTCGAGGCCTGGTATGCGCTGGACGGTCGCCACAACCACGATCATCCGATGCACTGCCTCTACACCGGCCTGGCCGCCACCTACGCCAAGGATGCCAATGAGCCTGGATGACGTGTTTGCGCTGATCGCCTGCTACTGGTTGATCTGCGGCTTTAGCCTGTGGCTGGCGTCGCGGATTCTGCCGTGAGCACGGTGCTTGATCGCTGGGAACGCGATGGCGGCAGCGTCGAGCTGCTGGAGAACGAGCGCGGTGAGATCTATCACCGCGCGTGCGCTGGAGGCTACTGCCGCTACTGCGAGGACCGCTGGCAGGCTGATCTTTACCTGGATCAGCTGGTGGCGCGGTGAGCGCCGAGGATCTCGGCTGCCATGGCGTGATGCTCTGCAGTCGGCTCCGGGCAATGGCCCAGCCCGATCAGGTCTGACTCGATCTCGGCCACCTGGGCAACGAGCTGGTTGGAGACGTGGGTCTGCTGAGTGGCGAAGCGCAACAGCGCAACGGTCAGGCTGCGCAGCTCCTCGATGTCGGTGCAAGCGCGGACGTAGCGCACCTGCTTCTCGATCTCGAACTCATCCGAGAGAGGCAGGTTGAGGTCAAGCCAGAACATAACGTCCAGGCGAAGATCGACAGTATCGTAGGCACGGCGGCTTGGTCGGCCGTCACCATGGCTACGAGCCCGGCGAGTGATGACGCCGGGCTTTTCTGTGGGAACTGTGTGGGAACGACGGTGGCGCTGTAGGCTGCCCCTGGAATGTTCAAGCCCGCCAAGTCATTGACCTGGCGGGCTTTTTTCTGGATGCGGGGGCAGGATTTGAACCTGCGACCTTCAGGTTATGAGCATGACGCTCGGGGCTACCGTGGGATCCCGGCGCCTCCCATCGCATTGATTTTCCTGGTGGTGGCATCACGGCGCCTCCCGTGGTATCCCTGCCCGTCCCGGAGTTTTGTGGGAACGGTGTGGGAATGAAACTGACCAAGACCATCGTCGAGGGGGCTGCCCCGCGAGCTCAGCGCTACCGGCTGAGCGACAGCCTGGTGCCGGGCCTCACGTTGCTGGTGCTGCCCTCTGGCCAGCGCACCTACTACCTGCGGCACCGCGTCGATGGCCGCCAGCGCGAGCTGCGGCTGGGCACCCCGGTGGAGCTCTCGCCCGACCAGGCGCGCGCCCTCGCGCGAGAGGCGCTGGCCAGGGTGCGCGCCGGGGGCGATCCGGTCGAGGAGCGGCGGCAGCGGCGGGAGGCCCCGACCATCGAGGTCCTCGCCGCTCGGCACCTGCAGGCCCACGCCAGCCGGAAGCGATCGGGCCGCAACGATGAGATCCTCTGGCGCCGCCACCTACTGCCGACGTTCGGTCGCCTGAAGGTGGCCGCCCTCACGCGCGAGCGGGTGCGCGAGTGGCACGCGGCCCACCCCAGGTCGGCGACCGCCAACCGGGCCCTGGAGGTGCTCGGCGTGGCGATGGGGCTGGCTGAGGATTGGGGCTGGCGGCCGGCCGGCAGCAATCCGGCCCGCGGGGTAAAGGCGCACCCGGAGCGGCAGCGCCGCCGGTACGCCAGCGCCGACGAGCTTGTGCGCCTGCGTGCTGCACTGCAGCGGTGGGAGGAGGCCGGCCCGCTGGCGGTGCGGTGGCGGTTCGCGCAGCTGGTGCGCCTGCTGCTGCTGACCGGGGCCAGGCTGCGGGAGGTGATGTGCGCTGAGTGGAGCTGGATCGACTGGGAGCGATCGGTGCTGCTGGTGCCGGCGGAGCGCGGCAAGACGGGCGCGGCGGAGATCCAACTGAGCGAGCGCGCGGTGGCGATCTTGCGCGAGCTGCTCGAGGCGGAGGGGGCAATGGGCGGGCGGTGCCTGGCGGTGATCGCCGGGGCGGAGCGCACCGGCCCGCTGGTGGGCTACCGGAAGCTCTGGCTGGCGCTGCTGGCCGATGCCGGTGTGAGCGATTTGCGGATCCACGACTTGCGGCACACGTTCGCCAGCTATGCGCTGAGCGGGGGGCAGACGCTGGGCACGGTGGGCCAGCTGCTGGGGCACCGGAGCACGCAGACGACGAGCCGGTATGCGCACCTGATCGACGACGCAGCGCGGCGGGCCGTGGCGCAGCTCAGCGACGACCTGGGGGTGTGAAGGATCGCGACAGCGCCCGCCGCTGTCTTAGCTCGCCCAGCACAATGGCTGCCATGACACCGACCCCCGCCGAACTGCTGGCGCTCCGCCACCGCGTGCCTGCCGACACGCTGCTCGACTGGCTCGACCTGGAGCAGCTGCTGCCGGAGCGGCCCTGCCACATCGAGACGGAGGTGCTGCGCCGCCACTGGTGCTGCAGCCAACCCACCGTTAGCCGGCGCATCATCCGCCTATGGGAGGCGGGTCTGCTCGACTTTCGCAGCGGCGGCGGGCTGTACCGGATCCGCCGACTGGGGCAAATATGAAGAGATGTGACATTGGCGCGTCAGCGACGCGCGGGTTCTGTACCTTGGTCTCATGGGGCGGACGAAAGCACCCCGGCGCAAGCCAAGAGGAGCCTTCCCCGGGAACAGTCAAACGACCGGGTTACCGAGACGAGACCTAGGGGGTGCAAGGCCCCCAACCAATCCATCAGCGGCCAGGCCGAGCGCGCCGCCGCTGATCATCCCGTCGCCCGGCACTGGCCGGAGGAATCATGACCAGCATCACCTGCATCACCGCCTGGGCCGTCGCCCTACTGCTGCTCCCGATCGTCGTCCTGCTCTGGGCCACCGAGAGCCGCGAGCAGCGCGCACGCCGCTGGCGCCGCCAGGGCCTCACGCAGCAGGCCATCGCCGATCGCCTCGGCTGCAGCCGCTCCACGGTGCGGAGGATGCTGGCGGCCTAGGGCCCGCAGAACACGTTGGGGCTGCCGGCCGCCACGCTCGTGCAGCCGCTGATGGCGTCGCCCACGCGGCCCGCGCCCTTGCCGTTCACGAACACCGTGGTGCTGCCCACCGCGATCGGCGCGGCGTGCGAGGGGCACGGCACACCGGGAAGTAGGTGCGTGGTGTTGTTGTCGCCCTGGCGGCTCCAGGCGATCCCGTTCACGAACACGTTCGGGCTGCCCTGGGCCCGCACCATGCCGGAGCAGTGCGGGATGTCAGCGTCACCGATCCTGGTTGCTGCGGGCACGTTCGATCTCCATCAGTTGTTGCAGTCTGGCGTTCCACAGCGTCGCCTCGGCGTGCTGCTCCTCAGTGTGCGGCGCCGGGGGAATCGCCGGCTCGAACCGCACGACGTGATCGAAGACCACTGGCAGGTCCTCCCATCGCTGGTAGGACCGCAGCACGCCGCCAACGATCAGATCGAACCGGCCCTGGCGGTAGGTCATGGCTTCGGCCACAGCTCCCTGGGTGTCTTGCCGGTCGCCATCATCCGGCTCAGCCGCTCGGCTCGCTGCCCCACCTGCCCGGCCCACTTCGAGTCGAGCATCATCGTGGCCGCGGCCTGGTAATCGCCGGCCTGGATGGTGGCCAGCGTTCGCTTAAAGCCCAGCAGGCCCACCAGGCCCATGTTGAAGCTCATGTCGAGCAGCACCCGCTGGCGCACCTCGTCGAGCTCTGCCACCCACGGCAGCGCGCGCAACAGCTCACGCTCCTCGGCGGCAATGTCGTTGGCGAGCAGGTAGGCCGACTCCTCGCGGGTGATGCCACGGTCCTCGAGGTTGCGGCCCACGCCGATTGTCAGCTTGCCGGCGGTGCAGCGGTAGGGCATCAGCCGCTCGCCTTCATGCAGGCGGAGCTGACGGGTCATCGCAGCGCGATCGATCATCAGCGCCGGCCGTAGGGGAAAGCACGGCGGCCTGCAGTGAGCAGCAGCTGCAGCAGGCTGTTCGACTTGAGCTTGCTCATGCCGATCAGCTCGCTGGCGACAAACAGCGCCAGGCCCAGATACTCGGTGTAGTGGCCTTCCATCAGATCCATGGGAAATCTCCTTCCAGGCTAGGTGTAGTGCAGGTAAGTGCTGAGGATGTACTTCGGCTGGGTGATCGTGCAGCGGCCGCGATGCAGCCACGGCCAGAGCGGCGGGAACACCAGCACTGACCCAGCACGCGGCTGGATCTGCTGGCCCCACAGCGGGAACTCGGTCTCGCCGCTCTCGTCGACGTCGTTGAGGTAGAGCAGCGCAGCGAGGAACCGGCGCGCGCTCGCGTGATCGCCCACGTCGACGTGATCGGGGAACTCATCGCCGGAGCTGGGCCGATAGCGCTTCATCCGCAGCTCCTCGAACGCCAGCTCCTCAGGCCACTGCAATGGGCTGATGTCGAGGTCGCGGCTGTAGGCCTCGAAGGCCGGCAGGATTGCGCCGAAGGCAAGCTCGTGACCTTCCTCCCAGCATTGCGTCAGGTTCAGCTCAGCAAAGCGTGGCGCAGCGCCCTCGCCCTGGTGGATGACGTGATCCGCAGCACGCTCCTCGAAGCCCTCGATAAGCTGCTGGCACTCCTCCACCGGCAGACGGCCCGGGTAGACGCGCACCAGATCAGAGAGCTGCATGGGGTGGACCTTCTCAGGGTTCGGCCACTATGGCCCAACCGGTCGCTGGCCCCTCGATCATCCAGCGCGAGCCCAAGTTCTTCTTGCTGTAGCGCAGCCGCGCGCCCCAGTTGTTGACGTAGCGTCCGGTGAGCAGATCAAGGTCGCCGAACGGATCGTGGACGATGATCGCGTCGTCGGTGTAGCCGATGGCGCAGATCCAATGGCCGCCGCCGGTGGGCGCCCCGACGGGGCCTTTGTGGAGGATGCCGATCGGCACCGGGATGCCCTTGTCGATCTGGCCCTCGATCGTCTTCCAGCTGGCGTTGCGCCCCATGTGCGCCTCGACGCCGTAGGACTGCAGCGCCCTGATCTGGCTCGTCGCTTCGGTGGTGTCGCCGTAGCGGAGCACGCGGCCCAGGTAGGCGTCGTCGCCATTGGGGCCCACCAAGGTGCCGGGCTTGAGCGCCTCGAGCAGCATGGCGCAGGAACTGCTGAAGCACATCCGAAGCGCGTGCTCAGTGCTGCTGTCGCGCTGGCTGAAGTAGCGCACCTGGAGCGGATTGCTGAGCTGGCGGGGCTGCTCCTGCTTGCCGGCTGCTCGCCAGGTCTGCACCCAGCCGCTGTCGGTCTTCTTCAGGCTGGCGGGTACCGCCTCCCACAGCTGTTGGATGGCGGCTCGCTGATGCGGCAGATCCTTCCAGTGCTGGAAATAGGGGATCAGATCGCCGATCAGCTCCTGGCTCATCGCGGGCGCGCCTCGGCCGCATGTTCTGGCCCGAAGTGTAGGCGCGGCGAGACGGCTGTCACCACGAGCGGGATGATGAAGCTGGCAGCCAGGGCAACGCCTGTCCACAGCGACAGCTTGTTGTCCAGCTTGTTGATCCGATCATCTCGGCCCTCGTCTTGCTCTGATCTGGCGTCTTCTCGCTTCAGCAGCAAATCGACTTTCGTTTCCAGCGCAACGACGGCGCGGAAGATTTCAAGGTGCGAGACTTGCTCGGCGGTGTCGGGCATAGCGAAGCCTGGCAACCTCTGGAGTCTATGCAAGCTCCCCTTAGCGGGCAGAGCCAGCCTGTAGGTGGAGCAGCTTCATCGGTCCTTCGGGGGTGTTGATCTGGACGGCATAGCCACCGGCGCCGGTGTAGCCCATGTTGCGGGCGTAGCTAGCGCCGTTGATCAGGGTGATAGATGAGCCGCTCGGAGTCCCGAAGTCAATGCCGTAGTGGTAGCTGCGGCCGAAGAGATTGCGCGGCCCGTAACTGCTGGTGACGCCGTAGGAACTCGGCGCACGGCCATTGATGCGGAGGTAACGATCGGCGTCGGCGGCGTTGATGCGGCGCCCATCGCTCCAGCGCGCATCGAGGTGCGGGCCGGTGCTGTCGCCGCTGCTGCCGGTGCGGGCGATCACGCCTTTCGTGCCGCCTGCGGTGTAACGGCCCTGGCTGTCGCGGCCGGTGCTCCAGTCGCTGCTCTCCTCGCCCTGCGTGCCGCACTCCACCGTCGTCACGTAGCCGCCGTTGGCGAGGTCATGCGTGACGCTCTTCACGTTCCAGGTGCCGTCGACGTATTCGCGGAAGCCGGTGAGCGTCACCAGGCCCTCGGCGTTCACATCTGGCCGGCCTGGCATCTGCAGGCTGATGCGCACCTCGCCCGCGCGCAGCGACTGCAGCCGGCTGTCGGCAGCCTTCTGCGCCTCGGCCTGGGTCTTGAACAGCTGCTTCTCCTCGAACGCCGGCAGCGATCCGCCCGATTCGCCGGCGGTGTAGACCTTCTCCTTGTTGACGCTGCGATCGAGCCACTTCGCCTTCACCGCGCCATAGGCGCCGCGGTTCTTCAGCGTCGCCCGCCAGCTCGTCACCTCTTCCTGCTTGATGGTGACGTTGCCCGCGTTGTCCTTGTCACCCCGTGGCACCACCACCAGGCGGCCGTCGGCAGGCTTGATGGTCGCGCGGTACTTCTCCGCCAGGCGCGTGAGGAAGCTCTGGTCGCTCTCGTTGGTCTGATCCTCGTGCTTGATCTGGATGCTCGCCAGCTGGCCCTTGATGACGGCGGTGAGGTTGTTGCGCTGAGCGATCTCCTGCACCACCTGCCCGAGCGTCTTGTTGTGCCAGCTCTTCGTCTTCTGCTCCTTGACGAGCGTCGGCGCAGTGTTGCTCGCGGTTGCCTTGATGACCATCGAGCGGGGGCCCATGCCGAGCTCAACCTCATCGACGGCGAAGGAGCCCATGTAGACCGGCGTGCGGCCGCCGCTGCTGTAGCCCAGCCAGACGCGGATCCAGGTGCCGCTGTTGACGACGGGAATCTGCTTGTCGCGGTCGTCGAGCGTGATCTCCAGGCTGTCACTCTGCTGGCCCGCCTGATCGGTGACGCGCAGGCTCACCAGCCGATCAGCGATCAGCCGGGTGATGTCCCCGCCGTTCGCCTCGATCCTGAAGCCTGGCGTGCTCATGCTGCTCCGGTGCCAGGCGTTGCGGTCGGGCTCTGCTCCCAGATGCGGACCGTCTCGCTGGTGCTCGGCGCCGGGAGATCCGGCAGCAGGATCGTCACGCCCTCGGGAAGGATGGGCATGAGGTCGGCGAGGTTCGGGTTCGCCAGCAGCACCGCCTCGACGGTCTGCTGCGTGCGGCCGTAGTAGCGCCAGCAGATCTCATCGAGCTCGTCGAACTGGCGGGTGACGTAGAGCTGGCTCATGGCTGCAGGAGGTTGCGGACGGCGCCGGTGATGAAGGGATCGACGTCGAGCATGGTGGCGATCGTCGCGGCGTCGCGCGCCAGGTTGCCGAGCGCTGCAGCGCCGCCAGCGGAGCCGCCTAGTGCGGTGAGCATCGAGCTGGTGGCGGGCCGCAGGGCATTGAGGGCGACGCTCATCGACGGTGCGCCGCGGCCGAGCACCATCTGCTGCACGAGCTGCGCGGCGCTGATGCCGAGCTGATTCCAGACGCTCTGCTGCGCGGTGCTGAGCGGATCCAGGCCGAACGCGCGCAGGGCGGCGCCGACGTAGTTGTTGTTGGCGATCGAGTTGGTGATTGCGCCGAGCTGGCCCAGGCTGAAGCCGGCGCCCTGGGCGGCGACCGCCGTGGCGCTGAACTGCGGGTTGCTCGCCCAGCTCAGCGACTGGAAGGCTGAGCCGGGAGCGGTGAGCGGCGCGAGGCCCGCGAGCGCGTTGG